CCAGCACCAGAAGTAGCACCACCCATTGTGGTGACCGAGATGTTAGAACCAGAAGCAGAATAACTGCCACCGATTCTTACAGCAGTAGAGCGAGCAGCATCAACAGTCAGTTGGACTGAAGAAGCATGTTTAGTAACAAGTCCGCCTGCATTTGCTGCACCTGCGGTCATCAGTAACATTCCAAAAGCAAGAATTGCTTTTTTCATTTTAGATAATAGAATATGTCTCTTATTATTTATCAAGAGGTAAACCGAACTATTGATTTCGGTTCGCCACACTACAGATTTTTATAAAAGTGTTATAATTAGTAATGTCGCCTTCGGGGACATCAAAACACATCTCGCTTATTCAAGGAGAACTATAATGACTGGACTAAATTTCACATCAAAAGATGTTGATAAAATTTTTGATGCTGCCACACGATATAGTGTTGGACTAGATGATTTGTTTTACCGACTCAATTCTTACGGGCATAATAATCCTGGTGGGCAATATCCGCCATATAACATTGTGAAAGAATCAAATGTCAGATGGCGTATTGAGATGGCTCTTGCTGGGTGGTCTAAAGATGAATTTGAAGTAAGCACTGAAAGTAATATACTTCTTGTTTCATCCAAAGCACCAAGAGACAATAAAGAAGAAGAGTACATGCATAGAGGAGTAGCGAATAGAACTTTCGCTAGAGGATTCAATCTTTCTGATGATGTAATTGTTGATGGGGTCAAATTCAATAATGGTATGTTGACCGTTCATCTGCAGAAGGTGATTCCAGATCATCAGGCACTCAAAGTATACGACATTGAATAAATAAAATTGGGGCAACCCAAATATCGTCGGTAAGACCTCCCTTGACAAAGACCAAGGGGGGTCTTATAATGTTTAGAGGACTGAAGTATCTTATGGCTGTCAAACTTGCTTTACTCAAGTCGGGTGAGGAGGTTGTTTCCGATATCAAGGAAGCAAGGGACAAAGAATCCGACACACCGATTTATTACATTTTCAAAAACCCAGTGCGGGTAGAATTGATTCCTGCTCCACAGGATCCAGAACTACTGACTGAGGGAGAAGAACCTAGTAGTGATAGGAAAGAACTATTTTTCTCTCCTTGGATTCCCCTGTCAGCAGACACCGAGATGGTGGTTGATGTTGATTGGGTAGTTACTGTGGTGGAACCACATGAACAAGTGCTCAAAAGTTACACTGAAAAAATTGGAGTCTAATGGAAACACCAGCAGTATTTTATCTCCGCTCTGGAGACTATCTTGTCGGGACGTTTGAAGAACTCGATGAAGAACCAAGAATTTTTCTAAAAAATTGCTATCGTATTGTGGATGGTAAACTAGAAAAGTTTCCTCTTTATATGGAGGACAACTCTTGCCTATTGAAGACTGATCTTATTATTACTATCGGAGAACCATCTCCTGATATTTTGAAAGCATACATCGACGCCCCTGAATGAAGTTCTACACAAACGTACAAATGATCGGGAACAAGTTTCTCGTTCGTGGTTATGAAGATGGAAAACGAATCAAGATTCGTGATGATTTTTCCCCATCATTCTTTGTCCCTGCAAAAGAACGGACAAAGTATAAGACTTTGGAAGGTGAGTACGTTCAAGAAATCAAACCTGGCACCGTCAGGGATTGTAGAGACTTTGTAAAGAAGTACCAGGATGTAGAAGGATTCCAGATCTATGGCAATGATCGATATATCTATCAATACATCTCTGAGAAATATCCTCAGGATGAGATCAAGTTTGATATCAGTAAGATTCAACTTGTGACGATTGATATTGAGGTTGCTGCAGAGAATGGATTCCCTGATGTAGAGAGTTGTTCTGAAGAGATGACTGCAATCTCTGTGCAGGACTACAACACTAAGGAGATTGTTGTCTGGGGTGTTGGCGATTATCGTATGCACCAGGACAATGTAACTTACAATCGATGCTGGTCAGAAGAAGAACTTCTCAATCAGTTTGTTGATTGGTGGAGTCAGAACACCCCTGATGTTGTAACTGGTTGGAACTGTCAACTGTATGATATCCCATATCTTGCCCGTAGATTGACTCGTATCTTGGGTGAGAAGCGAGCAAAGTATCTTTCTCCATGGTCACTTCTGACTGAGAATGAAACATACATTCAGGGTAGGAAGTTTCTGACATATGACGTGGGTGGGATTACTGTCCTGGACTATTTGGATTTGTATAAGAAGTTCACTTATACGAATCAGGAATCTTATCGCCTAGACCACATCGCTAATGTAGAACTTGGTGCTCGTAAGATTACTAATCCATACGACACTTTCAAAGAGTTCTATCACAAAGATTGGCAACTCTTTATTGAATACAATATCCGAGACGTTGAACTGGTTGACCGTCTTGAGGACAAGATGAAACTCATCGAACTTGCGCTCACTATGGCATATGACGCCAAAGTGAATTATAATGATGTCTTCTATCAGGTTCGGATGTGGGATACCATCATCTATAATTACCTCAAGAAGAGGAACATTGTGATTCCTCCTATTGTCCGTTCTGACAAAGACTCAAAGTATGCAGGTGCTTATGTCAAGGAACCGATTCCTGGAAAGTATGATTGGGTTGTATCTTTTGACCTCAACTCTCTTTATCCTCACCTTATTATGCAGTACAACATCTCGCCAGAGACACTACTGGACGAGAGACATCCATCAGCCACAGTTGATAAGATACTTGATGAGCAAATAACTTTCGAGTTGTACAAGAACTATGCAGTGTGTGCCAATGGTGCAATGTATAGAAAGGATAAGCGTGGGTTTCTGCCAGAACTAATGGACAAGATGTATAGTGATCGAGTCAAATATAAAAAGATGATGCTTCAAGCGAAGCAGGAGAATGAAAAGAAACCATCTGATGCATTGCAGAAGGAAATCTCTCGATGCAACAACATTCAGATGGCAAAGAAGATTCAACTCAACTCTGCTTATGGTGCCATTGGTAATCAATACTTCAGGTATTACAAACTGGCAAACGCCGAGGCAATCACTCTCTCAGGTCAAGTCTCAATTCGTTGGATTGAGAACAAAATGAATTCTTATCTAAATAAGATTTTGCAAACCGAGGATGTAGATTATGTCATCGCTAGCGATACCGACTCAATCTATCTTAATCTTGGACCTCTTGTTACTAAATTCTTTAGTAATAGGTCTAGCGATAAAGCAGCAATTGTTTCCTTACTTGATAAGATCTGTCAAGACAAGTTGGAACCATTCATCGAACAATCTTATCAGGAACTTGCGGATTACGTTCAGGCATATGAACAGAAGATGCAAATGAAACGTGAGAATATCGCTGACACTGGGATCTGGACTGCCAAGAAGCGATACATTCTCAACGTATGGAACAGTGAGGGGGTTGCATATGCTGAACCTAAACTGAAGATCATGGGACTGGAAGCAGTCAAGTCTTCAACTCCTGCTCCATGTAGACAGAAGATCAAAGACGCACTCAAGGTAATTGTAAATGGCACTGAAGATGACGTAATCAAATTTATTTCTGACTTCAGGAAAGAATTCAAACAACTGCCACCAGAGCAGATTGCATTTCCAAGAACAGCAAGTAATGTAGATAAGTTCTATGATAGCAGTACCTTATACAAGAAGGGCACACCTATTCACGTAAGAGGATCTTTGCTGTATAATCATCTTATCAAGCAAAACAAACTGGAGACTCGCTATCCCAAAATCAACAATGGGGAAAAGATCAAGTTCATCTATTTGAAAGTTCCCAACCCAATTATGGAGAACGTGGTTTCATTTATTGCTGATTTCCCTAAGGAGTTGGAAATCTCTAAATATGTGGATCATGATCTACAGTTCGACAAGTCGTTCGTTGAACCAGTAAGAGCAATCTTGGATTCGATCGGATGGTCTGTTGAAAAGAAAGTAACCCTTGAATCATTTTTTGTATAACTACTATGGATTTTCTAAAAGAAATTGTAAAAGAGATTGGTGATGAATACACACAACTCGCATCCGATATTGATGACTCTGAAACGTATGTGGACACAGGTAGTTTCGTGTTCAACGCACTGGTTTCAGGTAGTATATTTGGTGGTGTATCTGGGAATAAGATTACTGCCATTGCTGGCGAGTCTTCTACTGGCAAGACTTTCTTCAGCCTCGCTGTCGTTAAAAATTTTCTTGATACTAATCCTGATGGGTACGTGTTATACTTTGACACAGAATCGGCTATAAATAAGAAGTTACTTGCTGAAAGAAACATTGATCTGAACCGCTTCGTCAAGATGAATGTGGTAACTGTTGAAGAGTTTCGACAAAAAGCACTCAAAGCAGTAGACATCTACTTGAAGAAACCAGAGGACGAAAGAAAACCATGCATGTTCGTTCTGGATTCACTGGGGATGCTCTCAACTGAAAAAGAAATTACAGATGCTCTCAACGATAAGCAAGTTCGTGACATGACAAAATCACAACTTGTAAAAGGTGCCTTCCGAATGTTGACATTGAAGCTCGGACAGGCTAAAATTCCTATGATTGTTACTAACCACACCTACGATGTCATTGGTTCTTATGTCCCTACAAAGGAAATGGGAGGAGGCTCTGGTCTCAAGTATGCAGCAAGTACAATCATCTATCTCTCAAAGAAAAAGGAGAAAGATGGAACAGAAATCGTCGGAAATATTATCAAGGCAAAGACTGCTAAGTCGCGTTTGAGCAAAGAGAATAAAGAAGTTGAAATTCGTTTGTTCTATGATGAACGTGGTCTTGACAAATACTATGGACTTTTGGAACTAGGGGAAAAGTATGGACTTATCGAGCGTGTTGGTAATCGCTACCGCTTTGGTGGTAGCACTTACTATCCTAAGACTATTCTTGCTGATCCTGAGACTTACTTTGACGACGATCTCTTACAGAAAATCGATGAAGCAGCAAAACAAGAATTCTCATACGGAGTAGAAAAACAATGACCCATAACGATTTCATCAAAATTTATGATGATGTTGTAGACAAGTCAATTTGTAATGACATCATATCAATCTTTGAAGAGCATCCAGCACAACAAACTGGTGTAGACAATGATGCAAGACCTAAGTTTACTGAACTGAATTTCACATCAAACACTGAACACTTTGGTGCCAAAGCAGTTGGTATTCATTCCCTTATTCTTGAATCATTGATCGAGAAGAAGAAAGAATATTTTGATGAGATCTATAGTAAGGCAGCTGACGACACCCCACTTGTTCCTGACAAGCATGGTTGGGAACAGTTCAGAGTCAAGAGATACTTTGCTGGTGATGAACAGTTCAAAGAGCATGTTGATGTTGGCGATGCAGTATCTGCAAAAAGATATCTTGCTTTTATCCTTTATCTGAACCAGGGGTTTGAGGGTGGACATACTGAGTTTCCCTCCAGCGGCTTGACCATTACGCCACGTACTGGTAGACTGGTGGTCTTCCCCCCTCTGTGGACACATCCTCATGCAGGCAAACAGATTACTAATCCTCCAGAAGGTAAGAAGTATATCTTGAGCACATATCTGAACTATCTTTGATGGAAAAAATTGAACTTACTATCCTCAGAAACTTTATTCATAATGAAGACTATTGTAGAAAAGTTATCCCTTTCGTAAAACCAGAATACTTCCAACTCAGGCAAGAGAGAATTGTTTTTGAGGAGATCGCTAAGTTCACTTCTAAGTTCAACAACCTTGCAACGAAAGAGATTCTTTCTATTGAGATTGAAAACAGGGATGACATCAACGACAAGGAAGCATCTGAGTGTCTACAGATTGTGTCTGCTTTACATGACGATGATGTAGACAGCGAGTGGATCGTTGACACTACAGAAAGGTGGTGTAGAGATCGTGCAATCTATCTTGCTCTCATGGAGTCTATCTCCATTGCTGATGGTAAGGATGAGAAAAAGAATCGGGATGCTATTCCTACGATTCTTTCAGATGCACTAGCAGTTTCTTTTGATCAATCTGTTGGTCATGATTACTTTCTAGACTACGAATCACGTTACGAATACTATCACAAAAAAGAGGAGAAGATTGAATTTGATCTCGACTATTTCAACAAAATCACGAAAGGCGGTTTACCTAACAAGACTCTTAACATCGCGCTTGCTGGTACTGGGGTCGGCAAGTCTCTATTCATGTGCCATGTCGCTAGCTCCGTGCTGCTCCAAGGGAGGAACGTTCTCTACATTACAATGGAGATGGCGGAAGAAAGAATTGCTGAGAGAATTGACGCAAATCTCCTCAACGTAAACATACAAGAAATTGGGGACTTACCACATCAATTGTTTGAAACTAAGGTAAATAAGATTGAGCAGAAGACTCAGGGAACCTTGATTATCAAAGAGTATCCTACTGCATCTGCACACTCTGGTCATTTCAAGGCGTTGCTAAATGAACTTGCTCTCAAAAAATCATTTAGACCTGATATTATTTTCATTGATTACCTTAATATATGTGCTTCCGAACGGTATCGCGGAAACAGCTCTGTCAATTCATATAGCTATATTAAAGCGATTGCAGAAGAACTTAGAGGGTTGGCTGTTGAAGCAAACGTCCCTGTCGTATCTGCCACGCAGACCACTCGTACTGGTTATAGTAGCTCTGACGTTGACATTACTGAC